GCATTTGAATAATTGGTATTATCAGTTCCAATATCTATTTTAATAGATGTATTACCAGAGGTTTGAGATATTTCATAATGATGTGTACCATTAACATCATCATACTTATCTTTTATAAACTGTAAAAACTGTGCTTCTGTCATTGGCCAATCATGATATCTATCTGTAATATTATTTACTAACATAATTACCCAGTGTAATTCAGCATCATCATAAAGTTTATGTGCAATAGATTCTGGTGTTTCACCATTTCTTATATCGTAAGTATCGTATAGTAAAGTGTTAGTTCTTACTTTTGCTCTAATACCTACACGCCTAAGTAAATTCTTAACATCTTTATATTCACCCTCTTTTTCAGAATCGTATATTATTGTTGGAAAATTATCAAAGTACATAATTAGAATCCATCTGCTGCTTTATCTCTTGTGATAAGTTCTATCTCTTTAAAGGTTAAAGTCATACTTGTTTCAATAGGTGGGGCGCCAGTAGTATTACCTTTGTGTGCTCTAAATCTATCGCCACCATAATTTACATCCATAGTTTCTAGATAACACTCTGAAACTTTGTTTAAATAATTATTTTCTGTATTTAAGAACATATATTTAATATCAAATGTTGATGGATAACTCATAAATCTTCCTCTTTGTCCTGAAGTCATCTCAGGTAACATATGAAATTTAAACATATCAACAATTCTTTTTACCTCATTGGCTTCATCTTCACTTCTTGGCATCATTTTAAATGTGTATGAAAAAGTTCTTTTACCTATACCTTTAAATGCAAGTTCCATTCTATCAGTTAAAATAACACCTGAATTCATTTCATAAGCTTCTTTAGCACCAGAAAATACTGGTATAGCACCCACTACATCCCCTAAAGCATTTGTACCAATTGCTTCAACAGTAGGCATAGCTTGATTTCCTAAAGTTTCAGCTCCAGCAGATATTGAAGCACCATTAGCAACTTGTCCAAGAACTTGTGAAGCTAATTGTGTTCCACTTCCTATTTTTGTGTCACTGTAATCTGCCTTATAGTTTACTTTTACCTCAGCAGGCATATACATGGTGATACATGTGTCTAATCTTCTTGTTGGTGGTCTTTCAATACTAATTGTTTGTTTTTGATTTTTTCTTGAAGTGTAACCTGTTTTATTAATATCACCAGTTTTTAAAGCTGCGCCACCAAAACCTTTTTTATATTTTGCAGAATCTTTACCAAATAAGTATTGACCAGGTCCGTTTTTTCCGTCAAAAGCTTGTGATTGTAGTTTAGTTGGTTTTTCTTTAAACTTACCAGTCTTACTATCAAATATTTTATCGAAAGAACCTGTAAACCCCAAATTCTTTTCTAAATGTCTTTTTAAATTTCTTGTGCCTAATGTTTCGCCATCTACTGATAACTTATCTTGCATATTGTCAAATCTTACTTTTGCACTTTCTTGTTCATTAATAAAGAACATCATGTAGTGTCCATGATTACCTAAAGATGGGTCTACATTAGTATTATCAAGTGGAAATGATAAAGTGGTTGTTGAAGTTGAACTTCTTAATGGTGATATGTCTGATGAATCTTTTCTATTAGGTCCACCTATTAATCCAGCGATACCACCAGCTACTCTCGTTAGATTTTTACCTACTATCCCTCTAGCTATGGATTTACCTACATTTTTTAAATTGTCTAGTGGCATGTCTAAATAGTCCTATATAATTTAAAGTATTTATAACGATTATGACATATAAAGGTAAGTTTAAACCGAAATATCCTACCAAGTATCAAGGTGATATTAAAGAAATAGTGTATCGTTCTTCATGGGAATTGAAGATGATGAAGTACTGTGATACTACTAAATCTATTATAGAATGGGGTAGTGAAGAATTAGTCATTCCTTATGTATCGCCATGGGATGGTCGTTATCATAGATATTTCCCTGATTTCTATATCAAAGTTCGTACTAAAAATGGTAGTATCAAGAAGTATATTATTGAAGTTAAACCTAAACATCAATGTACACCCCCAGAAAGGAATCCTAAGAGAAGAACAGGTGTTTGGTATAACAAAGTCAAGACATGGGGTATAAACAAGGCTAAATGGAAGTCTGCGACTGAGTTCTGTCTAGACCATAACATGGAATTTAAGATACTAACTGAAGACCACCTAAATCCTAGTTAATTACTTTTTACTCGTTCCTGTATATAAACCAAACCAAGCGGCACCAGCACCTACAACGATACTTATCAACCCAGACTGTTCCATAGTTGGAGCAGACAAGTTCATATACCAAATAACACATTTGTATAACAATATAATGTATACTGTTAAAAATAGTCGTGGGAATATTCTCCATGCATCCACAGCTTTCGCCATGTCTATCCATGATTGATATTTGTTTTTACTAGAATTAACAACATTAGTATCTACTTCTAGTTCTATATTTACTTTTTTAGTTTCTATCTCTGACATTTTATTCTCCCTATAATCCTGTATTATCTGCTTGTGAATCTGTAATATTTGTATTTGTGTGTGAATGATTTTGTGCATTAGATGAAGCATCAATATTATTTGTACTGATAACATAAGTATTACCACCTGTAGACCCCATAGCTGATGCTGAAAGATTAGGGGTTGATGGTGATGCACCACTATCGAAAAATGGCATACCTTGTGTTAAACGCCCACCTATACCATCAAAATCATATGACAAAGGTGAAGAAAGGAAACGATATAATTCTTTAACCATATTACCGAGTAATATCATAGGTAGAGATAAGACTTTTCCTATGAATTGAATTAGAGCTACAATAGGGTCAACAAATCCCATTATGAGAGCCGTAAGACCCGCTCCAAGTGATTTTAAAAAACTACCACTTCCCTCAAACATTTCTTTATTAAATGCATTAATAAAATCTAACACACCTAAAATTATTCCTATTGGCCATGCAACAAATCTAAGTAAAACTTTTCCTAAGGCCTTCATAGCTTTTCCTAATTCATTTCTATTAAAAAATGCAAGGACTTTTAAAAATGCAGCTTTAATACCACCAAAAAGTTTTCCAATAATTTTTGTTTTAAAATAGTATGCTAACATAACACCTAAGGCAGTAAATCCCTCAGCTAAAAAAGTACCTAATGAACCAAAAAAACCACCAACACTACTAAAATCCATATTAAAAAGATTTTTAAAAAGAGAACCAAAACTTAATGCAAGTCCTACAACTGTTTCACTTAATTTTTTACTTACACTAGTTAAAGCTAAAATGGCTAGTACTACAAGTGTTACTAATCCTGTTTTACCAAGCAAACTCTTAGATAAGTTTTTAATTTTATCTCCTAAAAATTTACCAACACCGCTAAAAGCTCCACCTAATTTTCGAAACATACTTCCCAATCTAGTCTGTTCTTCTTTCTTTTCCTCTTTTTTTTGTGATGGTGTTAGGTCATTTTTACTTTTTTCTTTATCACTTTTCAATAAATCTTCAAGAGGTTTTCCAACTTTATTAGAAATTTTCTCTATCATCATCTTGGTATTCTTTCTTATAGGTTTCATGGTCGCTAAGAAATATTCTCCTAGTGCAGACATAGCAACTGTTTGACCCTCTTTAGTTTTAGATAAGGAATTAACCTGAAAAGCATTACTTTCTTTAGTTATTTGACCTAAATAATAAAACATTTCTGCATAAAATCTAGTTGATACTTTATATTGGTCTGATAAAGTTATTGCTATTATTTGTAGAAAACTATCAGATTCATCTCTTTTACTTATATCCTTGTCACTCTCTATTTGTTGGCTTAAGAAATATTTATCAGCGGCTATTTCAGGCAATTGGTCAGCAATACGCTCTGTGGGTGTATCATCTTTTTTCTTTTCTTTTAGTAGCTCTTTAGTTAATGCATTGTTTTCTTGCATATGTGCAAGCAATAACTTTGTGCCTTCATCCATTGCCATTTATTTTTGCCTCATTTTTTTATTTTGTTCTTCCATTTTTCTATTTTCTTCTTCAACATGTTTTACCACTAAACCAATATAGATTTCTCTCTCCCATGGCATCATGCTATCTAACTCTGTTAATGAGTATTTATGATGTTGCATGAGTGCAAAATTACTTTTATAGTAATTTGTTAGGCTCTCATGAGAGAGCCCTATACTAAAAAACTTTGAAGTCCTTGTATTACGACTTCACTTTTTACTTTAGTATTCGGATTTGTTACTTCAACAACATGTCTTAATTTTGGCATTGACTCAAAGAATTTAGATATAGATTCAAATTGTTCAGTAGTCAAAGATTCAATAAATTCTGTTAATTCCTTTTTAGACATGTCCACTTTGTTATAAATTTGTTCATCAAAATGTATCTCTGAAATACTATCAGATATAATATTAAATAGTGATTCTGTTTGATTACTATCTTTAACATTTTTAAATGAACTTAATAAAGGATAAGTAAAAACAATCTTAACTTTATCTGTCAATTGTATTACATTAATGTGGTCATCTTCCATATTACATTCTATATCATTAAGGTTGAGTGATACATTTACTTTTGTTTTTTCATCATCTGGGCAAGTGACTTGTATTTCTACATTCTCACCAACAGATTTTGCTCTTAGTTTTAAAAAGATATATTCTGCATCAAACATTGGACAAGTTGTTGGATTTACTTTTCCAAATGTACAGTCTGATATTAATTGACTCATTGCATCAACTATTTCATCATCAGTTTTTGATTCTTGTGCCATCAACAATGTTTTTTGTTCTTTCACTAGGAAAGGTCTATACTTAATTTCTTCACCTGTTGATGGTAAGGTTAAGGTATAAGTTTTGGTTTCAAGTTTAGGTAATGCCATAATTTTTCACTCCGTAATTTTAAAATAGTTTTCTTAATACTTTAGGTATATTTTTTGTAAGTTCTCTTTCCACTTGATTCGCAAGAATTCTTTGAAAAGTATCTATTATTTCTGTTGGTAAGTTTGCTTCATCTGTTAGATTTTTCCAATATCTGTAACTAAATGATACATCACAAGTTTGTGCCATAGTAGATGGTGTTGCATCTAAACTTTGTGAAGATATTGTTTTTGGAAAACACTCTACTAACTGAACTCCATATCTTCTTGCACCATCATTGTCTAAACTATATATCTCAATTTTACCAACATAGTCATCATAATATTGTATTGCCCATGAGTTAGCATCATATGCTAATCTTTGCCATGTTTCAAAAAATTGTTTTTCTTTATAGTTATTTGATTGATAAAAACTTGCACTAATTTCTGCAAAAGAAAATCCATTTACTATTTCTCTTGTTGGGCCATAAATATTCGTATCTGGCACTGAATCTAAAGTCCTGCCTGGAAAATTAATTTTATGACATTGCATAGAAACTTCTCTTTGTTCACCCCTACCAAGACTGTCTTGCAAAATATCAACCATAAAATTATCTGATTTACCTTTTCCACCTGAACCTGAATAACCTGTTGGTGGGAAAAACAATACTTCATATTGAGATGGTTTTGCAATACCCTCACCATCTCTAAATGGTGCTAATATCTCTTGTATGGTAAGAGCGGCACTTGATTCTATAAATTGACCTAAGTCAGCCATTATACTAGTCCTCTTGATTTTGCAAATATGTGACTGTCAGATTGTTTCTTAAATCTCTGCACAGGCAATAGTGTTGCAACTATAAATTCATCTGCCCCTACTTTTCTAAATTTTGTTTTCACATTACCTGCCAAATATCTTTTTAGACAAGGTTTAATTAAATCTACTTTTTTTAGATTACTATAATTAGTTCTTAATTTAGTAGTTTTATCAAACTTATCATTATTACTATAGTCCATTAGTCTATCCAATAGTCTAATTCTCATAGGCATAGATAGATAATGTAAATTGATTCCTAAAAATCCATTGTTATATTCTTCAATGGGTAATACTAAAGGAAATGTATCATAGTATGGTAGTTTATCCTTTAGTTTAGGGTCATATACAAACATATTTAGTATACCAAAAGTAGGCTTTGATGTTCTTTTACCATCACGAATTAAGTCAGCAGACTTTGGTGTTCCAAACTCTTTGATTTTATCACGAAACCATTGGGTTGATTTAGGTCTACCACCTGCTGCCTTTAAGACACTTTGAATATATTTACTTCTTGCCATACAGGTATTTATAAGGATTGTGTGGAATCATATGAAAAAAGTGCCCCTATAGAATAGAGGCACTCGGTAGGTTACTCAGCTAGTTTTTCAAAATATGCTAATGTATCATCTTCCTCAACTACTGGTGTTTCCACTTTAGTAGCTTGTGGTTTTGTATCAACTTTTGGTTTTGCTACAGGAGCATCATCCAAATCATCAGCAACATTACCAACTTTCACAGTGCCAGAAAGGACTGCATCAAGTCTAGTTTTTAGTTCATCATATGATTTAAAGTTTGTTGGAGCAGTATACTCTGCAAGAGAGTGTTGTGACTGCCAAACTTTATCTGCTTCACCATCATCCTCAAAAAGTTTTGATGTATCTTCAAACTCTGATTTATCATAGTTCCAATATCCATCTACTTTTCTGATTTTTAATTTGAAGTTAGCACCTTCCCAAAAATCAAATGGGTTGATTGCCTTTTCATCTTCAAACTCTGGTGACATAGCAGCAGTTAGCTTATCAAAGATTTTTTTCCCATAGCGGAACAAGAACACTTTGCCTTCATTCTCTGGATGTTTTGCATCACTTACCACATAAATGTTTGAGAAGTATTGCAATTTTCTTTTCTGCTTACGAGCAATTTCTTTGTCAGATTCTAAACCTGTATTCCATAATGCTGTATTATGTTCAGACACAGGGTCTTTCTGATTGAGTGTTGTAAGAGAGTTTTCAATGTACCATTGACCTGTTGGGCCTTGA